TTCATTAACTTTTATGAAACTTTATTTTTTACCAGAACTTAAAACTTTTGCATTATGATTACTTCGTCTATCATTTCCGCTTTAATGTCGGAACTCAAATATTTATTCCTTGATCGTAATGGAACCGTTATTTTAGAAACTCATTTAAAAAATGACATTTCTTACAATATGCCATTAGTTATACTTAAAATTAGCAATGCATCTAATTCAGCTAGACTTTTAGGTAATGGATTGACAAGATTTGAACCAGATATTATTTTTAGAATTCATAACTATGAACCTAATGTTTATAATGAAGATGATGGAGGTTATTCCGTAACTTTAGTGGATATTATTGATATTGTTAGAGTTCATTTTGAAAATGAAGTTTGGAAAACGCAAGAAATGGTAGATTTAACTACAAATTTTGGTTTCAGAATGACTTTTGATGGAGGGCCTGACGAAGATGAGCCAATTGAATCGGGTCAAAAATTAACAATGGGATTTCGTATCAATTTTAGTACTATTTCTTTAGACAGCGAAACGGCCTCAACTACAGATATAACAATAAGTCAGGCTGGAACTAAAACGGGGACTATTGTATTTGAAGATTTCAGCATTTAAATTATTTTTTAGGCAACATTTCGAATATTTTATGATACTCAAGATAAAATATACACGAATCTTGAATAAATCTACTTCGTGACCATTTTTTTATTTCTTCACTTGTTACCTGATGCCATTGCCCTTCATTATATCCTTTATGCCAACCTATTGTAAAAGCATTCATTAAATCTTTTTGAGTAAGTTTAGGCCTACATGAAGATATTAATAGTATTAAAATACTATAACATATTATTTTATTCATTGATTCAACATTTTAATGATCTGATTGAACAATTCAATACTCTTATACATCACAAAAATAAAGGCTAATAGTGTTACTATAAACCAGAATAATAAGAATTTATTTGGGTTGAGTTTCATCTATTTTTGTAATTGATTCAATTTTTCCGTCGTTTGAAAGTTTAATTTCATAAAGCGGAGGAAGTCTTTGTAATTTATTTTCGTCTATTTCATCCATAAATGAATCAGGCTCATTAAATTCTGTGCCTGGTATAAGCCATTCATTATTTAACCATTGAAGTACGACCCATTCATGATCTCTTTTTACCCAATAGAATCCATTTTCCCGTGACATAATAACTCCTCAAATTTAACATCAAAATAATAAGCTAATTTTTCTAAGGTTTCTACCGTCTGGCCGTTGCGCATTCCATCATATCTGCCTCTTTCAATATTCTGAATAGTCTTTTGACTGACGTTAGTTTCAAGAGACAGCTCGAATTGGCTTAATCCTTTTTTTATTCTAAGTTCTCTTATTTTAATCCCGTTAAGTGGCATATTATTTAAAAAAGTAATAACAAATCATAAATCCTAAAACACATCCTGAACCTATTAAATAAATAATACTTAATATTTTAAATGGTAATTTTTTTGAAAATAAGGTTAAACATCCCATGATACAAAAGATTACTATTAAAAATATTCCGATTATTATTTTAGCATCCATGTTTATTTTTTATTGATACCTACAAATGTACGCTAATAAATCGTTATCTGTAATTTAATTTTGTTGAAAATTATTAACAATAGTTTATTGTTTAATAACGAAAGTAAGTATGCCATTCCCTTCAGAGCACGCAGCAAGGGTTTTAGACCCTGATAAATTTGAAAAAGATTCATTTCGAAGGAAAAATATTGCCCCTGGGATTGACATTATCATTGGTAAGTTAAAAGGAGAAGATACAACAACAACCCAAGCTTATCGTTTTGACAAAGAAAAATTTACCGAAAAAGAGGCAAAAGACTGGTTAAAAGAACACAAAATTGAATACATACTTTTTGAACCGGCTAAAGACACAAAAGAAAGCATGGAAACATCCGAAACCGTTACTTTATCAGCTTCAAACCAAAAAGGCAAACGCATAATCTTTTCAAATGAATATCCAAATGACCAAGGTTCGATTATTCCGAATGATGTTTTTGATTTTTCTCGCTATAAACTTAACCCTGTTATTTTACGTTCTCATGATTGGCATGATTACTCCGTGGGTTTCATGACTGATATTAAGTTTGAAAATGGTAATTGGTCGGGAATTCCGGTTTTTCATAAAATAACAGAAGATAGCAAGATTGCCGCCGAGATGTATGAAAAGGGGTTTTTAAGATCATCATCTGTTGGTGGCGAGGCTGTTTGGAAAAAGAATGAAGTTACTGGCGAATACATAAAAGATGAAAACGGATTAATGAGGGCTGAATATTTTATGGTTTACGAAATATCTCTCCCTACCCTACCTAGTAATCCTTTAGCTGTTACAGAAGAAGCAATGGCGGAGGCTGAAAAACTTAACTTAAGCGTAATTTATACTCAGGATGAAATTTCAAATGTTCACAATAACATAGTTACATTAAAATCAAAATTAGAACAAACTCAAAATCAAAAAGAAATGGCAGATAAAGAAAAAACAAAGAAACCTGCCGTTGATGAAACTGCTGAAGCTGCTGAAAAGTCGCAAGAGCAAACAGCAACGCAGAACGAGAATAAAGATCGAAGCAATCATGTTATTCTCGAAAGTAAAAAAAGTGATTTACCAGGTTGGTTACAAAAACTCATAGGCTTAACTGCAAAGTATGCTCATCCGGAAGGAGAATATGGGGACGATCCGATCGTTAAAAAGCCTGAAAAAAAAGGCGATGTATCCGACCAGCCAAAACCGACAGGAATGTCCGCCGCTGAAAAATCGCGTAAAAAAGCCGAAGAGGCTGTAAGTAAGGTTAAAGAGGCTAAAGAAAAATACGAAGGCGCTGAAGATAGTTCCGAAGAGAAAGAAAAATTCAAAAAGGAATACGACGCTGCAAAAAAAGAAGCCGAAGAGGCTTGCCGTGAAGCTGAGGAAGCATGTAAAGCAGCCGAAGAGGCTGAGGAAGTTTCTAAGAAAGAAGCTGAGGAAAAAGCAAAAAAGGAGGCTGAAGAGGCCGCAAAAAAAGAAGCTTCAAAAAATAACGCAAAAATGAACGCAAGACCTATAAAGAAAACAAGGGAAGAGCTTGAAAGCCTTAATTTGGCTGCTGTTCCTACCCCCAGGATAACATTTGGCGAAAGTGTATCTTTCACAAAATTAAGTGCAAAAGATAATAAAGACGGCCAGCAAATCCTTAACCGTGTTTATAACGGCACTAACGATGGTAAAAACATTGACGATTATCGTATTATACTTAATGCTGTTTTAAGCGATCCTAAATATCAGGCTATTGCCGAAAAAACTCGTTTCCATTTGAATTCAAATATGAACGCAATGGAAGCTTTAAGGGGCGGTTTACGCAATACTCAAAAACCAAATCCGAATATTGGCGTTGATTTTAAACAAATAGCTGCCAGGTTAAATTCCGGTGTTGTTGAAGGTATAAACTATAGAATGGGAGCAAATCCAGAACGCAGGACAACTTTGTCGACTGATGGAAATTTCAGTACGATGGATGTTGTTGCTGTTGAATGGTTACCTTTTATTATATATAAACTGTTTCCTTCTAAAAACTGGAAAAATGAAATACCTATTTTTGGCGTACAAGATACCGCTCGTAACATCGGTATAATCTGGACAAATATAGCTGCCGACCCGACAATAGGTCGCGGTACTGCCCCTGTAAATACAACTGATTATACTTATACCGATACCGCTGTTGGGTTGAAACTTGTTCCTTATTATACACCAACGATCAGGTGGACTCCTTTGTATATGCATCAATTACGTTACGATCAGCAAGCATCCGGTTGGGCACAAACACTTGCCAAACTAGAAAGTAAAATGGATGATGATATGCTCTATACTTTAGGAGCTGGAGTTATTGCTAATAGTCAACCTATTATTTACACCACAGGACCAATTGATAATACACAGACTAAATCATTTGAAACGGCAAGTAATGGCGGTAATAGCATTGATAAATTTTTTTTTAATCCAACATGCATTGCCGAATTAGTTAAACCCGGATTTAACGATATAATAGCATTGGAACAAAATTTCGATTATTTAAATTTTGATTTGGAGAAAGAACGCGCCGTATTAGTAGTTGATTCAATCGCTAAATCATATATCAAACAGGATAAACAAACTCAAAGCATGTTAACCCGTTGGATAAATGATAATGGTGCTGATGTTCAGAAAATAAGTAATTCATTATTCCATCACCGTTCGAGAGTTCTTGCTTATGATCCGGTTGGAGGTACTGTAATTGATACTAATGCATCTGGTGCAGTTATTCCTGCCACTACGCAATCTGCTATGTTATCATTTATTGCCTCACAAGTAGGTATAGGACTTGGCCTTATTGATGTGTTCTTTATACAAGACCCTGCAAATTATGGGTTTAAAATGAGCATGGATTTAAGGATAGGTATTCGTGGTTTACGTAGCGATTATACGGGTGTTGCCATGTATGCATATGCACCTCAAGCTGGTGTTCCTGAATAATATTAACTTAGAGAGTATCTGCTTAAATGCAGGTACTCTCATAAATTTATAAAAAATGAAAAAGATATTTTTATTAACATTTTTATTTGGGTTGACATTTAGTTTGTTTGCCCAGCGTGGTGCGGATAGGATTGTTCCTTTTGCTTGGACACAGGATAATCAGCATCTGTTATATACAGGTACAGCCTTAGATTTAGTATCATCTACGCAAGATAGTCTCGCTTTGGATTTTACTTTAAACAAAACATATCCTGTTCAATATGATGGGGCTGTATTACTTGATTCTACATCATTGCCCAGAGTGGTTGTTAAATTACAGGGTAAAACTTTGGATTTAGATACATGGAGTGATATTACCACTGTAATTTATATAGGGAGTGCGGATACAACTATAAAATTTACTTTGCATACCGAACCTACCTATACTTCTACTCTTTTGTTTGATACTACGAAAATAACTACAAGGGCAGAGCGCTACTTATACAGTGCCACCGGAACAATGACCCAAACTTCTGTTTCTAAATATTATTATAAAATGCGAATCCTTATGATAAGAACACGCGGAACCGCAAATCTTAATAAGATGGAATGGAAGTTCTGGCAACGTCTATATTAAATTATATTATATGGCTAAAAAAGAAAAAGTAAATGTAAGTGTTAAAAACACTATTTTTAACGTAAAACCCATTCATGTTGCCCGTATTGAGGCTTATTTACAAGCTGGTTATGATAAAGTAATTATACATGGTGATGGGGCTATGTTTTGCGGAAAAACAGGCCAATTATTTGAAGGCAAAACAATGGAAGAGGGTTCGGATCATCACAGGGAATTTAATTCCGGAGTTGCTGAAATTAACAAAGATGAACTCGTTGCAAGGGCTAAATTCAGGGCTATTTATAAAAAAGGAGATGAATTACCTAAAACTGTTGAAGATATTATTCAAGAGTTTTACGATAACCAAGCGCGTGAAATGCAGGCTTCTGTAAAACAAGATTTATCTTCCGGATTTAAAAATGCTGTGACTAATCCTGATCCTGTTGAAAAACCGAAAAAGGCCGAAAAAGAAAGCGGAGAACAAACTTAAACTAATGGCTGGTCACACGGCCAGCCTTTAATTCTTAAAAAAATGAGTAAACATACTATAAATACAGTTATATCAAACGCGCCTTCCGGGACTCCAGGGTCTTACGACGGCGTAATGATGTTAATTGTTAAAGGTGTTGCAATTTCTGGAACTGTGGTTTTAGACACTGCGTATTTGGGCAATAAATTAAGCGATTTTACCGATCTTGGGATAACTGCTGATTATGATTATGTCAATAGCCTATCGGTTTATCAACAAGTAAGTGAATTCTATGCTGAGGCTGGCGACGGGGCTTATCTATGGTTGGTCGTAACCGCAACAACTACAAATTTTGCAACATATTGCGCAATAGCTACCGGCACAACCTTTATGAACCTCATCCGGGGGACTAATTTAACCGATCCTAATATGCGTGTTAAAATGCTGGGATTGTGCTATAATCC